GGAGCACCCGACGAAGCTGCAACCAAAGGAAAATAATTCAGCCCTCGGCCAACAACAGATGGCACATATACTGTCGTGCCCAAAACCGACGCCGTGCCCGACGTGCTGTTTGCATAGCTGATGGTGTTCGACGTAACCGCCGTGACAGTTGCAGATGCGTTATTAAAGCCCGATGGCGTGACGCCAGAAACGTTCAAGGCGCTCCCGACCGCAGGCATGGTGCCTGAAGCTTGCACCTGAATGGTCGCCGTGGTGCCATTGCCGGTAATAGCCAAGGGCGTGGTGCTAACGCTGAACGGCGCAGATGAAGCCACCAGAGTGGTTGTTGTGCCCGACGTAACCGCGCCATTGGTGGAGGCCTGTGTAAAGGTGCTCTGTCCCATCGCCCGCATGCGGAAAGACAAAAGCGGGTAACGAACTTTATTTGTCCCAACTGAAACAGTGGGAGTTGCTGGGTTCATACCATACGAATAAGTAAACCCGCGCTGTTTGTCGATAGTGCCTTCAATCAGCACTGACACGCCGAAATGACGAAAAATAGAAGCAGAGCTAGTGGACACGTTGCGCTGCTCATACCGCACTGGAAGACTGCCTGTGCGAGACCATGGGATAACCTGGCCGCTGCCGGTATAAGTCCCGTTACCTGTGCCAATTTCGTGCAGAATATAAGGTTCGCCGTTAAGAATAACGCCCCAACGCAACGCACCCGCGCCATACCAAGAATATTCCATCCAAATCATTTGGACGTAATTCCAATTGATGGTGCCTTTGACGTTGTTTACATCTGACCAATTTTCATAAGAAATGGCGGTATCAGTCGGCATGCCTCCCGAAGGAAACAGCGAATCCGTCCGCACAACAACAGACATTCCAGCCGGGTTTGTTGAAGACGGAGTGCCTTGCTGGAAAAAAATACCGTTGCCATCATCAAAGATGCCAACACGCTGCACCTGTCCGCTTATTGCGCCGCCAAAATTGACGTTAGACGCAACATACATGGATTTCCCCGGCTGATACCGGTTGTAAGGCCGCGATTGGCGAACAGTAATATCACCCAAAGACGCAATTTGCATCTCCACGCCGCCCAAACCACCCATTGCAATAATGGTGGCAGTGTTAGCCGCATTGGTGGAATTTTGCCCGTATGTAGTATTGTAAGTAAACCCTTCCCAACGCAAAGGCTGCGTGCCATATTCAAAGTCTGCATCAAAAATATTTTGATGAATAGACATTTTCTGGCGACCGTTGGTATCGCGCAACCGCTGGGGCAGCATCATCTGCCCCGCCTCCAAATCGTAGCTTGTTACCAGAGGCCCATCATTCAAACCAGCCATTGATTTATCCCCTAGTAAGGCGCGTTGCTATACTGGCTGTACGTTACAGTCAGAGAGCCGGTGCCACTTGTAATTGTTGCTTTTGCATAAAGCGGAGCATACGTGTAGTTTGATTGAATAGTGGTATTGGAGTTAACGGCTGATGCATCAGCCGAATTAAGCCACACGACTTGATACGGAGCAACCGGCGAAAACGGGCTATTGGGGTCTTGCAAAGTTTGCTGCAACGAATACGTCACCGTGCCTGTAACCGTCACTTGAATGCCGACTTGACCAACGGAAAATTCATCCAAACGAACCCAGGGGCTAGAAGCTACAGTTGTCGTGCCAATTGTAATTGCACCAGATGCCGCGCCGTTAATTGAAATAGATGTAACAGTTTTGAAATCCAAATTAGTATAAACTGCCGCAGCATTAGGGCCAGTAACCAATTCAGTGATAGGAGTGTTCCCCCAATCAGTGCCTGTTACAGTAAACGTCCTGCTTGTTTCATTTGCTGCCGCCGTGATGAGCACGCGGCGCGGCGTGTCCAATGTAGCTACAGGAGCGCCATAGATAGTCGTAGAAGACAATGTTTGTGCCGGCGTGACTACATAAGTCCCAATGCCGCCTGAGCCCGTAATAGGCGTTGTGCCGCCAACCAAAGTATTGGCTGCTACACCTAGACCACCAACTGGCTGACGAACGGCAAGCAGACCAGATGTAACCGCCGTAATCGTCAAAATGCTGCCAGAGATAGACCCTGTGCCCACGAATGATGCAGATGCAAGCGTGCCATTCAACGCAAATTGCCCCGCTGCGCCAGGCGTCTGGCTGGTGCAAATGTTATTTGCTGAAGCAGTCGCCAAAGGGCCAACGGTAACTGTAATCGGGCGCATCGGCTATCCTTTGTGTTTTATTCGGCGCGAAGCTGCCGCATTATCAATCAAATTAGGATAAGGACGCCCTGCCGCGCGAGCCATTGCCTTAGCCATTTTGGCGTGCTTTTTGTCTAAATGCTTGGTTTCGTGGTCTTTAGGGAGTTTAGTTTCCCAAAAAGGTTTCTTTGCCATATTAGCACTTAACATCCCATCGTTTCAATGCAAGATTAATACGGCTGTTAGGGTTATGAGCAGTTTTGGCCGAAGTCAGTTTTTCCTTCATGCCGCACATGCGCGTGCGAAAATTTTCGCGGCGCTGTGCAGCTTCAGGGCTGTGCTTGGCTTCAGAAGAAGTGACCGGGCGTTTAATGTTGTGCCCTTCAGCCTTCAAAGAGGCCCGGCCACGTTCGTTAAGCCCCCCAGAGGGGGATTTACCTTCCTTGCGTGTCCAGGCACCGGCCATGTCAGTCCATCGTCTCAGGCTCAAGGTGCCGGCCAGCAGCCGACGTGCCATGACGAGCCGAAGTGAAGGGGTTCTGGTCAGAGCCAGCAGTGCGCCCGCCAGACTTACGCGGCTTGCGCCCGGCATGATGGTGAGCTTCACCACCGTGCATCTTGCCGACTTCCTTCTTCTTCTTCTTCATCATCATGATTGCCAGCATGCCGCCATGCTTGCGGGGCGCACGGCCACCACGCTTGCGCTCGCCCATGGCTTCCGCTTCGGAATCAATGTGCTTAGCGTCAGTGCGATGAGCAGGGTTCATGTGCAAATCCATTTCGGCTTCATTGTCGCCATCCATGGCCGATTCCGGTTCGCCGTGCGAAGCAGGAAGCGAAGCGCCTTTGTAATGCGCCTTGCCGCCAGTCTTACGGTGCTTGCGCGCATGGGGGGCGTGATGGACGCCTTCATGCGCAATTTTGTGAACGTTATGGTGTTTCGTCATTATAATAATCCTTACGCCTGGGTGACGCCGAAAAGGCCCGCAGTCGAGCCGATGTTGTAAACATGCGGAGATTGCTTAACCACGATGCGGTTAGCGCCCGTGGAAGAAGCCGTAACCGCGAAGGTGCCGCGAACGTCGCCCGTCGTGGCGTTGCCCGTGCCTGCGCCCGAAGCGCTGGTGGCGGGAGTTGTCACCGATGCCACATAGTTAGTTGCAGCCGTGACAGCAGTCGGGTTGAGAGATGCCGACGAGTTGATAATAAGGTCAGCAAAGTTATCTGACCGGAGCGGGAACCCAATAACGTTGGACGTGCCAACCGCATAAGTTACGCTATCGGTAACGCTTGGAACAACGCTTGCAATATACTTGAATGCCTTCAGCCCGTTTACCGCAGTGCTCTGCGTAGAACTGGTTGTCAGAAGAATATTCTCCGTCATCGGGAAGCCGTAGATGTCATAACCCGAAATGGCAAACGTAATTGAAGCGGTCGGCGTGCCAGAAGTCGGCGTAATCGAAACGGCGCGGGCCACCAGAGCCTGCGGGTTCCACAACTGGACAGTGCCCGAAGAACCAAACGGAACCAAGCAAGTCGCGACAGAGTTACCAGTTGCCGAAGTAACGCCCTGCGTGCCGGTGATAGTAATGGGCGAACCGCTGGTGCCCTGGGCCTGGGTTGCGCCACTCACGGTGTAAACGCCCGTAAAACCCTTGCCAGCGGCAGTGGTGCCAGTGGCCGGGCCATAACCCGTAATCACGCAGCTAGTGAAGCCGGTGTTGCTGCTGTTCAGCACCATACCAACAGTAAGCGGGTTGTTGGAAGCAGTGGTGACAAACAGCAAGTTACCTGCCGTGCCTGACGTACCGTTGCAGATGTAGCCAGAAACCGACGTGTAAGTGTCAAGGCCAATCAAACCCGTTACTGGGGCACCGGTGTTGGGGTTGGTAATAGTGAGGTTTGTGGCAATGCCGCTGGTTGCTGAGTTGGTAGAAGTCAGCGTCATTGCAGTTTTGGCAGTGACTGCAACCGCAGTTGTAACAATTGCCGTGCCTGAAGCCGTTGCGGGAACGGCATTCAGCGTCATAACGTTGTCAAAACCCAAAAAACCAGCAGTAAGAGCGCCAAAATCCTGGCCCGGCTGGTAAGTATAATACTGACGAGGGTCTACAATTCCCGCGCCGCCCCAGAACAGAGAAGGACCCTGTTCTGGGTTGTAATCATAATTGGGCGCTGCGCCGTAAACGACAAGCGGACCCGAGAAAGCAGTAATAGACATCTGCTAGGTTCCTTACGAGGTCGGGAAGTTGCCGTAAATCGCGCGGTAGTTGTAGTAGCCAAAGCTGTAACGTTCGTAGCCCTTAACCAGCAGGTTATCAGTCTGGAAATCAACCTGCATATCAGTTTCGAACGGGATACGCTCCATGTAGCTCAGACCGTCGATGTTGGTCAGAAGGAACCAAGCATAAGCTGAGGTCAAGAAATCATTGACCATGTAGCCTTCTGACAGACCGCCCGCCGTGGTAAGAATGGCGTTCACGTCGTTGTCAGCCGTGCCAGGCCGAAGTTCCGTTTTCATCAAACGAATGGCAACCGGCTCAAGCTGCGGCGGAATAACCAACTTACGACCGCGAGCAAAAATTTTCAGACCGGCTTGGTCTTTGAAGTTCGTTCGGATAGCAATCATCGAGTTCAGCAAAGTGGCTTCGTTCAAATCAACCTGAGTTGACGGGGTATTGGCAATCGTGCCGCCGTCAATAGGATGTGCCGTGGAGCAAAGCGCAACACCGTCACCGCCAACCGCGTTGTTGTAAGTCTGCGCCGTGTTGAGGATAGACGCACCGTAAATTTCTTTGGTCTGGTGAAAAGCTTCAATCAGGCCCAAGTTAGACGGGTGGAACTGCGTCTTATAGATGTTATCGTCAATTGCCTTGCGGGTAATGGCGTAACCAAGACCAATTTCAGTGTGTTCCTGGTTATACACATAACGCTCACCAGCGCTGTTGTCGAAGCCAGTCTGACCACCTTCCTGCTTAAGCTGGGCAAGACCCAAGAAGCGCAGTTCCGCCGTGCGTTCAACCGCCAGCTTGGAATCGTGCTTCGTGAAAATCTTGTCATACTGAGACGGAATCATCTCATACTTACCTTCAATCCCCCGCAGGCCGGGAAGCAGAAGGTCTTTAATGGCACTAAGATTAACAGCCATGATTAATTACTCCCTTAGATGCCAGCAAAGCCGCGCGGCATCGAGTTATTGAACCCGACAACGATACGGTTGTAAGCAGTGGTGCTATCGTTTCCGTTGATGCTTGCCAGCGGGCTGGTTCCGCCCGGCGTGTAGTTGGCAAGCGAGATAATGCGGAACGGCAGGAAGGAGTTGGAAGCGTAGGTGCCACCCACGTTTGCAACCAGCGTCTGCGTGTCCGCGTAAGCGCCTGACAGGCCGTTGGCGGTCGAGCCAGTGCCCATGGAGAACCCAATGTTCTGACCAATGCTGGTCAAGCTAACCGCAACCGCCGTGCCCGAAGACGCGCCGGTCTGCACAAGGAACTGAGCGTTCGGGTCACTGACAATGTAAGCCGTCACATCGCCGTTAGCATCCGAACCAGGCCAATAGTTGCTGAACACCGGGCGCTTCTGCGAAGTGGACAGATACTTGCAGCCGATGAAAATACCAGCAACCGGCGTGAACACCGTGGCAGCGCCAAAAGTCAACGTGGAGCTAAACGCGCCCGTGACGTTGAAAGTTGCAGTGGTCGTCGTGGAAGCGGTAATCTGGAAAGGACCGTTGAAACCACCGCCCGTCGCAAACGACGTGCCGGTGAATACAATGGTCGAACCGACCGCAGGGGCAGTCGTGGAAGTGAACGTTGCAACCGCAACGCCGTTCGTCACCACAATGCCGCTGACCGCCAAAGACTGCGGGGCAGAAGCCGCAGCAATATAACCAGTGCCAAGACCGGTCGTGCCAGTCGCCTGGACAATAGGGTCTCCAAAATAAATTGCAGTGGCGTTGCTGGAAGAAATAGACGAAACAGTCTGCTCAAAGGTCGGGGTGGCACCCGTGCCGATATACTGCGAAAATCCGAACGGCGCGTTAGTGTTCGCCATGACGGTTGACTCCTTAAAAGGAGGTTCCCATCATCGCGCACCGGGGCGATGAGTAAACCAAGTTTTTATTCAAATCTTCCACACCGAGGGAAGTGATATAGTAAAGCCACAGAAACAAAAAAAATGCAAGAGATTTTTTACATCTCTTGCATAAAAATTACACAGCCCCGTTTGGAATAGGTAGTGGCTCAAAATTATTGCGCACCTTGGTGTTCAATTCACCAAATTCGTTGCTCGTCTGCGCAAGGCTCTTTTTGTTAGACGCCACATATTCTTGCGCCGCCCGAAGTTCTCTTTGCCGCGCGCGGTCAACAAGAATCTTAGGGCGTTCGTAAAGGCGCATGCCTTTGCGGTCGATAGTTTCATTTTTCCCAGGCATCATGTCCCGATGACGGTTGGCCGGCACCGGTTCCCACCCATTGCGAGCCAGTTCATAATCATATGATGGGTCGTTCTGGCCCAGCACCGTATGACGCCGCCATTCATACTCCCAACCATCAGGCACACGCGCTCGGTCAATATAAAACTCATCCGAGTTAACGCCCAAATTACCGCCCGCAGCCTCAAGCACTTCCGCCGCGCGAATGGCAGCGCGCGCACGCGGGTCATCCTCACGCATCTTCGGGCGTGGTGCAGAAGGCATCGAAGGAGTGGGGTTTTCATTGTCAACAGGAGCAGCAAAAGTTTTAGTCAGCAAGCTCTTCGACGTCTTGCGGGGAGGCATCAGCCGGCGCGGCGACTTTGCGCTAGGTGCAACAGGCTTTTCGTTCAAATCATCACTCATTATCGGCTCCCACGTTGAATTTTCAATTTCTGCTTAGCGTATTCTTCCGGCGTCATTTTGTTCAACCGAGCAATGTCCATTTCCTCGCTTGTCAAGCGCATGGTCCGGCTGCCAGGCGTCCCACGAGTGACCGGTGCCGCCGCAGGTGCCGGTTGCTGCGCAGCACGAGGCCGAGCAGCTTGTTCCATGGGATTTTCTGCTGCTACAACCGACACAAGAGGAGCAGGCTTTTTAATCTTCAACGTGGTTTCAATGGCGTCAAAATATTCGTCTGTGTCTGGGACGATACCTTCTGCGGTCGCCAAGTTATGCGCCGCCACCATACGTTGGAAATTGCGGCTGTCTTGAGCATATTCAGGATGCGCACGAACCCATGACGCCGAACGAGGAGACAAGCGTGAAGCCAATTCCTCAACAGGGTCTTGAGTGCTGCGTATTTCCTGCGGAGGCTTGCTCCGCATAGCTTCTTCGCCGTTCCGGAGTTGAAGCAGCTTAGCTTCAGCGCCAGACATTTCTTTCTGGATTGCTGCCGCGGTCTGGTAATCTCCCGCAGACATTGCTTCAGCATACCGTGCCACGTAAATTTCAGCATGGCTTTCCAAAGTGCTAATTGCACTACGGATAAGCTGCAAATTGCTCGAATCTACTTCATTTTGGCGTTGGGCTGCTTCTTGTTCAGCTCTAAACCGGGCGGCTTTTTCCGCTGCAAGCTGCCGTTTTAGTTCTTCAACTGCGGCGGTTTCGTCAATTCGTTGAGGTTCTTCTGTTGCAGGAGCAACTTCTCTGACTTCGACAGTGGCTTCGCCCGTTTCTGACGGTTCCGCTTCAATTTCAACGGAAACATCTTTGGTTTCATCTGTTTCTTTGGTCATTACCACACCCTATCCGGTTGGTCGATACGCCCACGAACGTTAATATCTTCAAGAACGCGGCACAATACGCCGTTCACAGTAATGCTCCACCCATCAGACGGGCGGAAAAATACCCAATCGTCCAATTTAATGCTCATTCCTGAAAACCAGCCGTCGCCATTATCAACAAATGCGCCAAAACCCGTTTTAACAATCAAACCTACCTTAGATTGCACCCGGTCTTCGTCTCGATGAGTATCAGGAAGATACAAACCAGATTTTGTCTTTTCAGGACGAAGGTAAACTGCAATCAAAACTTGATTATTAAACAGTTCAACTGCGCTGATATCTCCCAAATCCGTTTTTAGCTTTGTCGCAGGGTCAACGTCATGCACCATTGTCATGAACGGCATGTAAAAACTCCGGTTAGCGTTGGTCTGTGATTGATTTAGTTTCGTCGCACAACGAAAGAGCAAGTCGGAGCCCTTCAATGGCTCCGACTTTCCAGCAATAATCAGAAAAATCAGCAATACTATGCCGATTCGCAATGTGTTCCATGCGTTCGACAATAGCGTCGCTAATAAATTTCCTGATTAGCGCATCATAATGCTGGGCTTGCGTTAGCATTATGGTGCCTCTGGCAATTCCATCCAATGGGTGATGCCGTCAGAGTCAATTTCATCGCCGTTGCGGGCGCAGAAAAAAAACCCATCTTCATCAAGCCATACCGTTAGACAACGGTCATATTCTACTGACCACACCATGATATCGGTGCAGTCAGTTGGGGCGGTGTCAATGGGCATCCATTCATTCGTCATCTTCGTCATCCTCGGCGCTCAGAGCTTCAATCGTTGCCATCACGCCTGCAACAAACCCGTTGAAATGCGCGTGCGCGACTTCGCAATAGTCCTCGTCTTCCTCGTCCTCGTCCTCGTCCTCGTCCTCATCGTCCTCATCGTGCATAGCTTCGTCAAAAATCAAATAAGCGTTTTCCGCCAATTCTTGAACTTCAATGAGAATTTCATCTCCCGCCGCAACAAGAGCATTCAAACGCTCCATAATAGCTTCAAACTGCGCGTTATCCAACTTAACTGACACTTCGTGCATATCAACCTCCACCATACTGTTTAATCTTTTCCAAACGCCCCCGACCGCCGCCTGCTCCTGCGTCGATAGGGTATTCAGCACGGCCACCAGACTTGCGGCCCATAGCCGCGCCAGGCGGCATCATTCCAGGCCCTGCGGGCGGCATGGGCATTCCAGCCGGCATAGGCATTCCAGCCGGCATAGGCATGCCAGCAGGCCCCGGGGGCGGCATTGGCATAGCAGGACGCGGCTGCATCTGTGGCATGCCCTGGTCCTGCCCCTGGCCGGCCCGTGGAGCGCCGATAATGATGTTGATGTTGGTCTTGCCCTTGGCACGCCCGCCATCCTTGCGGGCCATGCGGTCGCCCGTTGGGCGCGTGCCCTGCATTTCGCCATCGGACACACTTCGCGCCTTGCCGCCCATGCAACGTTCGCACCGGCACATTTTATGGTGAATCTCACCGCCATGGGCCTTGCCCGTCAGCGCCTTGGGCTTGACCATCTTATGGATAAGCACACGGTCCTGAGCTTCGTCTGTGTGCGGAGCGGCACCACCCCGCGCACGGTGCGTCAGTTCACTGCCCATGAAAGACGTGTTCAACGGGCCACCACCCATTTTGTGGGCACGCCCGCCCTTTTTCATGCCGCCGACATGCTCATTGCCGCCGTCCCGGTATTCGTTGGCAATCTTCACGTCCCGGTTCAACATGGCGTCAATCGGCGGCATTGCCTTGCCACCCGCTTTTCGAGGCTTGCGTCCCGCATGCATCTTGCCCTCTGCGCCTTCTGCCTTCAAAGCCCCGCCATGCTTGAATTGGCGCTTACTGACCGGGCGCATGCCCGTCTGGGCGTAGGCATTCAAAGCATCAGGCGGCGTGTAACCAGATGCGTCAATCGGTGCACCGCGAGGGTCAGCGCCAATCATGCGCGCAATCTTGCTTCTCATTGCCTCACGGGCCAGACGGGATTCTTTAGACATAAAATTACTCCGATTACGGGCGCTTCAAAAGCGTTTTAGTTATATTTACAGCGTTTGTGGCATACTTGCCAGGGTTTGTCAAAGACATTGCGTGGTGCAACACGGGATTCTTTTGTGTGTTAACCACTTCGCCGCCCCGTTTATACCGGTGGTTAATGCGGTCATCCGCCCGATGAACGCGACCTTTACCCATTGGCAAGCCAATTTTTGCCATTGCTAAAGCAAGGGGGTGGTCGTGTGCCGGTTTTTCAATAGCACCGCCGATAGCCGCATGACGCATAGCGTTGATAACATCTTGGTGTGTCGTTTGTTCGTTGCCGACTTTATCCCAAACGGCATGATGAACAAGATGTTGATAGTATGGTTCCATACCCTCAGGTATTTTTAGCCCCATAGCTTCCTGCCGAGCAGCAAGGCGGTCAACGGCCTCATGGCCCGCGCGCGCAAGAAATTTTTTAGCTTCAATGGTAGGTTTCCCGGTATGCAGAACAATTTGTCGCGCATCAAGCGTAGGTTGATCTCCGCGACCAAGAAGAGACGCCATAAACCCAGCTTTGGCGCTGCCAATACCATGAACGCCATTAACAAAATAGCGCCACTCTTCAGGGCTGCTTTTACTTTTCATGGCGCGAACAACCATATCAGAAACAGCCGTTGCATGCTGCGGAAGGTTTTGAGCCGCCCACGGAAGCGCATGTGCTTCAGTGGACAAACCAAATGGCTTCATGACTTTTACGGCGTCTGCAATAGATTCATGGTCAACAACACCTTGCTCGGCGGCGTCAAGATAACGGCGCCCCATAGGAGAATGCAGCCATTCTCCAAAAGCTCCTTCAGGGCGAACATTGCCAGTAAAATTATCTGGAAGAGGAACGCCGGAAGCACGAGCTTTATCAGCAGACCTAGATTCGCGCTGAATGCTAGACCGAGTGATTGCATACGCTTTAATGAGGTCGCGAGGAGTCAATCCATGAGTTGCGGCCCGTTGCGCAGTCTCATCCATAAATTGGCCAAAATTAGCAACGTGAGACGGAATTTCATGCAATCCCCCTAGTTGCTCTTGCACTTCGCTAAAGGGTCGCCAATGCCATTCAGCCATTTTGCGGCTTTCAGGGTCTTTGTAAGTTTCATTTGCCGGCTCTACATCTCCCCCAGACGCAAACCCCATCGGAGAACCACTAACATGAACCCCCGGTAACATTGACGCAGGATGCTGCCCTACAGCACCACCACCGGCCAGCATGGGCATGGCAGCAGAATAGGGGGCTCTATCCCCCGGCAACGGGCCAATCGCCCTACCAAGGCCCTTGGCAACCATAATGGCGCGTTTTACCGCGCGGTTGGGGTCATCAAACATCATTGCCGTGCCTCCGCTTGGGCCACAATCGGTTGCGCAATTGGCGCACCTTCAGGATGGCGAATAATTTCTTTGGCTAATTGGAGCAGTTCCAGCTTCTCGCGGCTCTCCCGGTCTTGCGCCCGGTTCTGAGCCTCAGATGCAGCTACACGGTGCTGCACTTGCACCCCTGCCTGCTTGGTCTGCGCGTCCAACAACCGCGCCTGCGCGGTCATTTGTTCCGCATTAGACGGGCCTTCTGGTGCTGCGGAAGCTTCTTTCTGATACACCGCTGCGTGCATCTGCGCCTTGGCAGCTTCAGCCTTGGCCTTTATTGCCTTGGTGTCAGCTTCCTGCTTTTTAATGTTCAGCGTTGCAATTTCTTTTTGAACAGCCGGCGGCAATGCCTGTTGCCTTTCTGGCGAAGCCATAAATTGCTCAGGATTGCTAAATCCAATTGCCGCCAATGCCGCTTTGTCAATCGCAATAGGGTCATACAACTGCGGACTTGCCGCCTGGAGTTGTTTCAGCGCCATAATCTTCATGACCCGCTGACTATGAGACGACGTGTTCGGGTCTGCCTGCGGCACCAACTCACAATCCGTCAAAGCTTTAAGAAAATTATTCTCGTCCCATTGATACGCGGGCTTTTTGTTTCGTTGCCAAAAACTCTCAGGATGCTCCCGGAACACTTTCACCAATAGTTGAAACTCCAACGCCTGCGCAGCATGCAACCGTTTGTGGACAGAGTTCATGATTTTGGTGGCTTGCTCAATCATTGCTAGCGTTGTGCCAACAGGCGCATCAGCCCGGCCTTCACCGACCTGTTGCTCCGACGTGCCGCCAATCCGCATGCCCGTGGTTGCCATGTCGCCAACCAACGCCATTAGGGCTTGGGACGGTTCTTTATACGGAAGTGGCATGACAGCTTGATTAATTGGCATACCTCCCGTCTTGACTGGCGAACCGCCGCCAGGAGGGACACGGAAGATGTTGCTGTTTTGCCTAGCCCCAACATCTGCAAACAAAAATCCCGGAAAGTTAGAATACATTCCAGCGTCCAAAAGCTCGCGCCAAGCAGCAGTAATAGCATTAGTAGTATTACCCAAAATGTGAAGAAGCCCAATGTCATAAAAACCAAGGCCAGGAACAAAAGTATATTTGACAAAATTTTCGCGGGCTTCCGGGAGTGTGTCTGCTTTGTCATAGTTCCTCACAATGGACAAAATTTTCTTTGACGATACGTCAATTGTCACGCGATACGGAACCTCAAGCCCCGTTACTTTGCCTTTTAGTTTATGCTCAAACCCTACAATATCCAACTCACAATACGTTTCATAAATCTCCCGGTCCCGGTCATTGGGGTTCGATACGTTTTCCGAAATACCCTGCTGTGCCTGCTTTTCTTCCTGCACCGCGTCCATCTTGCGTTCATGCGGCGTTGACAAATCAACATCCCGATAAACGCCAAGAATTTGCAGCCGCTTGACAACGGAGGGACGCATTAGCACCCGATGCGTTACACGACGCGCATTGCTCAAATCCGTAGCGGAATTGTTCACAATCAAATCGTCTGCATCAACCGTTTCAGAAACCGGCCTATTGCGCAAAGGACAAAAATACACTTTCTTAAAAGCCGTGCCGCCAAAACCCAAAAGCAGCAACATCCTGTCCGTGTCTGGATAATACTCAGTCGCCGTAGCTGTAAGATAGTGGTTTAAGTCTTTTTCCAGCGCGTCGGCCAATTCATCATTGCCAATCAACGCACCGTTATTGTCATCCCTGATTTTCACCGGGCCGTCTGTGGGTAGCAACTCCGACCTGGCGTTAGCCTGGAACCGCAGCACGGCTTCCAACAGCAGCGGGTGACGCACCCGGCTCATGCCCTCAACAGGAGCGCCGTCGGCGGCACCCGCAAGGCCCGGAATCTCGACCTTCAAGCCCAGCAGCTTAATGCCTTGGGCGCGGTCCTCAACCCAATCCTGACGGCTCTGCATGTCGTCTTCAATGCCGCGCATCAAGTCATCGCTGATACGTGCTAGTTCAGTTTCACTGATATCCTCAACCAGATTGTCAAACCACCCTTTAGGGGCCGCATCCCTTCCGGCAGCTACAGGAGAACCGTCAAGCGAAATAGTAACGCTCCCGTCGTCGTGCTCAATGCGGATTATATTGCCATCGTCATCCGTTACAGGTTCATCCGGGCCTTGCGTGTCATCAAGCAAAACCTGCGTAGGGTCTGGCTGGTTAAGAGGCTCTGCCTCATCTTGCAACCGAATATGGGCGTTGGACGGGATAAGACCAGACATTCAAAATTCCTTAATACAACGGGGCGAACGGTTTTCCGATGTGTTGCTTAGACCGCTCCATCTCATCAATTCGTTCAACGGTGCGTTGCAGCATTCCAATTTCGCGCAAATGCCGCAACGCCATCGACACTGTATCAACCAAGTCATCGTGCTTACCTTTTGGGAAAACAGCAACTTGGTTGATAACCATCTGCGCCCAATCCTTGTTTGGCGCGTATATCATGCCCTCTGCAAACAAATGTTGCACGGAATATAACCGCGCGAGTTTATCTGTGGAACGCGGGTCTTGTAACTGGACAGAAAAATCTTCGTTATAATACAGCCTTCTTAGCTCTTGTGCAACGCTAATTCCTGCGGCCTTGTTTTCAATCAGCAATTTGTCTACTTTGAAAAATTTGCACGTCTTGGCAACTTTTATAACCAAGTCGTGAAGCGCCAGCCGCTCCTGCCATCCCATGCACAGCATTAGGCGCGGGGCTCCATCTGCATCTTCCGCAGAGCCGCTATGCAACCTACCTCGACCATCTACGCTCCGGGTAGACCGCGCCGTCTGGTCTGCTGAAAACAGCCCCCATATTGTTAGAGCGCTGTAATCATTTTCTTGTTTTTCAGTGTAAGCCGTATCCAAAGAAGCAATGACAAAATCAAACAGCGGGTAATCGTCTGCCTCCCACAACTGCCACCAATCAGGGTCAATAACGCCGCCGCCACGCGGTGCCGGCAACTGCGCAAACTGCCCTGCCGTAGCGTAAGGCCCCATGATTTTTTCTTCACGTTCCACCACCCACAGCGGGAACCTGGCGGGGAACAGCAGCTCACCCACCTCAGTGCGAGGGTCTTCAAACCCTAGCCGCGTTGGTTGAGCCCGTGTCGGGTCATACCGCATAGGCAACATTAAATGGTCGTAACCAAGGTCTTCATCGAGAATAACGCCGGACACGTCACCTTCGTGCAATCGCTGCATAACCACAACAATGGCGCTAGTTTCTGGATTGTTCAGGCGGGTTGGGACGGCTTCCTTGAACCACCGTATGGTTGTTTCTCGTTTTTGTTCTGATTCGGCCCCTTCAACGCTATGCGGGTCGTCAATAATAACGCGGTCGCCACGATTACCCGTAATAGAGCCGGCAGCAGCGGCTTGCCTAAATCCTGTATCTGTGTTGTCAAATTTAATTTTCTGGTTTTGGTCTGTAGTTAGTTTGACATGCGGCCAGCGGCTTTTATACCAGTCGCTTTCAACCAAACGCCGCATGCGCATATTGTCGCGGACGGCGAGGTCTTGTGTATGCGAGGCGCACACATACCGCATGTGTGGCAGATTGCACGGCCCCCATTCCCAGGCCGGCCAGAACACACTGACGGCGAGGCTTTTCATCGTGCCTGGCGGAATGTTCACCAACAACCGGTTGTAATTCTCAACGTCATCCGTAATAGCTTCGAGATGCATACAGATGGCGTCAATGTGCCAACCGTGGATATATGGTTGCGATGGTTCAACAATATGCCACGCCATTTGAATGAACGTTGCAAGGCTGTCACGACAATCGGCGCGGTCCAATTCTAGTAGCGTTTGCTTTGCGTCAATTGTTTTGCCGTCAATTTTTACTAGCATCTGGCGGTTCTGGTAATGGTTGCCAATGCGTTGGCTCTATGTCGCCTGCCACAGTGCGCCATCCATGGGGACGGGCGAGCGAACGCCACGCCACGTCAATACTCATTCCGTTCCAGGCGAGTATTTCAACGCCATATGTTTTAGGCGCAGTTGTGATGGGTTCCCAAGTCATTTGCATTACTTGGGCAGGTCTGGCAGCGGTTGCCAATGCGTTGCACCGTCAAAGAGAATGCGCGCGTCATCATTCTCGAATGTCTTCCAATTGTAATCCCACCATGCAACTACCATTACTTCGCCATCGGCCAGTAATACAGAAGAACCGTCTTGCGGCGCGGTTTTAATCGGCAACCATTTCATTAGGCGTTTCCTTTCACTTCTGAAAAAAACAATGGAGCATTTGCCAAAAACGCGCAAACGCCCATCAATAAAATTTCATCTTCTGTTACGTCACTAGCGCGGCATTCTTCAACAAATTTAAGACCTTCACTCATTATATCGTTCCACGTTGCAAACGAATCCCGCAACCTACCTGTGGCGATAGCCTGGGCGAACGCGGGGGCGTGGTGCTCTATGGCTGTGGCCAGAGTCTGCCCGGTAGGCCGCAGGCCTTTGTTTGCCGGCAAGGCGGGGCAATTTTTCGTAATGTTCTCGAACAACCTTGCTTGGTCAGGCGTCATCGTGCTTTCCCCTGTCCCGTTCAATCCGCCATAGCGCGCGCATTTCGCGCAATTCGTCCGCAGTCACGGGAATAGCCCGCGCCTCCTCAAGGGCGCGGGCCTCGCGTGCTTTTTTTACTTCGTCCCGCGTCGGCGGTAGCCTATGTTTCACGTGGAACATCCTCCTCCCGCATGGCGTGCAATTCGTCCGCCAAGCGCAGCAGTAGCTCCCGCGTTGCTTCGTAACCGTAATTATCAACAATCTGGAAAAACGTCCAATCTGCAACGGTGTGCAGAAATTCGTCCGGTCTCCATCCTGCATCGACGACACGAGCCTGCAATAAATGCAAATGCGGGTCTATTGCGTCAGCGGCTTGGTCGTCGCGGTCAAAACCGTCTTGTGGTGCAGCGATAGACGATGCGTGTTTAGCGGCTAACAAATCGTCCATCTCTCGCACCCAGCCGGGCGGCATTGGGTGCTTGCCGGCCATGACACGCTTGAGCGTCGCTGTATTGACGCCGAGCGCGCCAGCTAGTCGCTGCATTGCGCTAGGGTCCGCGCCGTAAAGCTGCATCGCAACATCTTCGATGTCGGTATACAGCATTACCGTGCCCTACCACTGCGAATAGCATACATTTCGACTTCGAGATTATGTTGCGCCCGTGCAATCCTGTTGATTGCGTTTGACAACACAACCAATCCAAGCCCGTTTGCAACACATGCAACATACAACAACGTTTCAAACCACATCTTCGCCTCCATTGCGACTTCGCTCGATTTTATCCACTGGACTGGCGCGGCCGCAAGCGCCAAATGCTTGAACCCACATCGCGGCATATGCAGCACACCAAGCCTTGCCTTTTTCGCTTTGCAGCCATGCGTCGCGGCTTTGCGCCGCCTGGTGTAGTTCTGGCCAGACAATCATTCCGCTTTAACGTCCACCAACGCCGCCCGGAGCTGCGCACGCGCCTCGTCATCAAGGCGTCCAACATCAATCGTTGCGACTGCGGTTTGAATAGGCCCACCGTCACGGCCAGTAAGCTCAATCGCCTGCTTGTCACCGTATTTCTTCGGCGCAAGTTTAGCCGCAACCCATTGCCGCGCCCATATTTGCAATTTAACAACATTTACAGTCTCAGGCGTTGCTTTATCGGCCATATCAATTAATGACTCAATAATTGCGTCTTGTTGTGCTTCTCGTGCGCCCGCGATTATTGCCTTAAAAGCGGGGTCGCGCGCCATGCGCAAATATACTTCATCACGGTTTAACCCCGGAATGAACGCGCATGCCTTTTCTACCGACAAGCCCGACACGAGACCTGACCTCAACGTCTCGACGTTGTCGGGATTGTCAAGAATCAGGCTTCTAGTTTTAGGTCTTCCGATGTGTTTGGTATTTTCTGCCATGAGCTTTCATTACCAAATTACGCACCTAAAAGCAAGAAACCTGTTTCACATGAAACAGTCAATTGCGTTCACGGTTTGAGGCTTGCGCCCGGCACAATGGTGACAGGCATTGCGTTAAATGCGTCTGAATACCAATCTGTTGAGTTATAAATCTCCATCTTAACGACGATTATGCCGCTGTTAGGCGCAATGTGCTCTCCCGCCTTAATTGAGGCTTTCGCCTCTTTAATGACTTCGGCCTTGGTATTGCCAACAAACCGTGTCACTTTGCGCAAGCAGCCATCCGGGCCTTTGAGCTCATTACGCCCCGCCTTGACCGGGAAATGTTGTGTCATCCAAGCGACATACGGCAAATATTCCATGGTGGCTGCTCCTCCATCCTATGCAGTGCCACTTAGTCACTGCTTGCATTCTGTATAAGCCCCACCGCGGGCCGGGTCAACACGAAAAAAACACGCGCGGCGCGTATTTTCTTGTGGACGGTG